TGCAATGGATTTAGGGGACTTCTTATACTTTTTTTATTGGCGCCTGTTATCGGTTTTTTAGTTGTGGTTGTCTGCTTTTTTGCGATCAGGAGTAAAAAAATAATAGCATTAATAAGAAATTGGGTGAATGAAAAATGATAAGCATAGATAAAGATAATAGGTTAGCGAAAGCGCATGTAAAAAAAGAAAATTGTATGAATTGTAGATGGAGATGGGGCGACGAATGCGAGATTTCGATGGTTGTAGCGTGTAATAATCGAAAGACTTGCGACGATTGGGAGGCAGGGGGGAGCGAATATGGAACGCGTTGATTTTATAGACGGAAACAATGTTGACAATGATTACAACCGTAAAATGACTATATATGAAGATGAAGACGGGGAAGGGATTGAAATTCATGCTGACTTTGTAGCTGGGGGAACAAACATATAACATGCTTGATTTTTTAATTAAGATAAAAGAAATTAAGGAAGCTCAATAAATGATAAAAATAAATAAAGGAATATTCCTACACATCCCGAAAACAGGTGGCACGTGGTTATCAAACTATTTCCGAGAATCCGGCATGATCATTGAGCAATCCGAGCTTGCTCATATTAACGGATCCCAGATTGACGTCCCCAATCGTACCGAAGTGGTTTTTTGTTTCGTGCGGCATCCTCTCACTTGGTTAAGGTCATGGTGGCAGTGTAAGCAAAAGATAGTTAAAGACCGAAGAGGCGGGCCTATTGATAAGATAGTAGATTTACCGTTTAAAGAGTTTGTTGATCGATTCATATCAGACATGCCAGGGCATATTACAGGGTATTTCGATGGGTTTACTAACTATTCTCATTTTGTGGGCAAACAAGAATCGCTAAGAGAAGATCTCATTGCTTTTTTTAAATCAGCAAATATAAAATATAATATTTCGTTATTATATAATAAGAAGAACGAGAATGTTATCCCATCAACGGCTAAATACACGGTAGAACAAGCATTGAAAATCATGGAGATGGAAAAAGGCATGGTTAATCGGTATGAGTATAATTACATTCCGACAGATATAATTGAAAAGAAATCACAACATATCGTTAAGCCTAAAACAATTTCACGAGATAGAGAAGAACATATTGAAAAAAAAAAAAGAATGAAAAAAGAAAAAAGGATAAAAAAAGAAAGGAAGAAAAGGCGGACAATATGAAACTAAACCCATACCAGCGAATAATAATAGACGGCAAACAGATCCAAAGGGGCGAGTTTGGCGACACCACAAAGAAATTCCGCCAACTCGTCCAGGGCGTAGATTTAACCGGCAAAACAGTCCTTGACGTAGGGTGCAACCTCGGCATGATGTGCAACCTGTCAAAGCAATGTGGAGCTATCCCGAGAGGTATTGACATAAGTCCTTTATATGTAAGTCAGGCAAGGTCTTTATTTCCTGATATTCCTTTTGCGCCTGGCCAATCGACAAACATTAGCGGGAAGTACGATATTATAATTGCGTCGGCTATGCTGCATTATGTGACCGATTTAGACAAAGCGTTTCGTGGGTTTGCTCGTTGTGCTAATCAAGTACTTTGTGATGTTTGGCTTAATGACTCCCCTGATAATGTTTTTACTTTGTCGCATCGGGGTTTATACATTCCGTCAAGATCTGCATTCTTAGGTATTGCCGGTAAGCACTTCTCAAAGATCGAAGAAAAAGGGCCTGCGGAAACTCCGGATGGTTCAACAAGATTTATATTTCAATTATCGAAACCGAATGTAGCAAAACCGAAAGCGGTCATTATTTACGGGGATGGCGATACCGGAAAAACAAACATCGCTCATACGTATTTCGGGTATGATATCATCCATACTGACAATATTTTTCATACGTATAAAATTCAGAACATTTCAACGGACTGGTCGATAAAGAATTTTCACCAGCTCGTCAGGGGTAATTTACTTGCACAGTATTATAAATTCTCGCTTGATTTAATTTGCCAATGGCTGGGGGGGCTACGCGGAAAAGATATTGTGATTGAGGGTTATGATCTCGGAGATGCGGATTACAGGGGAAGAGTAATTGAAAAATTGAGCGATTGGGACGTTGAGGTAATTAAAAAAGAAAGGGATTTTTAAACATTCCGATGGGGGTTATTTGAAATGCAATATGAATACCGATATAGCAAAAGGTTTGTATCGTTTTATGAGCAGATGGGGAGTAACGGAACCTTTGATTTATTTTCGAAGTGCACTATCCCGATGTGGGTTTTTTATAGGATCGCGGAAGAACATAGCAGAAATAAACTGTCGATGGGAGGATCAAACTAAATGAAATCAGTAATGATAGCATTATATCCGTATAATTCGCAAGGATTGGACGCATGGCTCGATCATGGGTTCGGCATGGCGTACACTGCAGCAAAGAAAACCGGTTGCCAGATTGACGCGATTGACATGAAAGCGCTTTCCAGCGATGCAGAATTGAAAAAAAAGATAAAAGGATATGACCTTGTTTGTTTCGGCCTGAAATCTTCTTATTATCCTATCGGCATGAAGATTATCAAGATGGCAAAAGAGCAAGGGTCAAAAGTACTCGTAGCCGGTTACCACGCGACAGCCGCACCAAATGAGCTTATAGAAAACCCGGACATCGATTATATATTACAAGGCGAAAGCGAAATTACTTTCCCGAAGTTTTTAAAAGACCCCGAAAACTTCCCCAGGGTAATGAAAGGCGAAAAACCAAAAAACCTGGATGACCTGCCTTTTATGGACCGGTCGATTTACAGGAGCCCGATTGAGCCATGCAAGGGTTGGTGGTACGGAGGTCGACACAAGAATATGGTATCAGTTATGGCAGCGCGTGGTTGTGCTTATAACTGCGCATTCTGCCAGCCTCTTGAACGAAACCATTTTGGCGCAAAGATTCGTAGGCGTTCGGTCGACAACATGATTGAAGAATTGCTCATACTCAAAAATAAGTACAATCCTGATTGCGTAATGATCCATGACGATACTTTTTTGTATCAGCCTAAATGGATAGAGGAGTTTATTGAAAAATACCCGCAAGTAGGGTTGCCGTTTTGGGCAGCGGGTAGAGCGGACGGTATTTGTGATTATCCAAATCTCGTTAGAGGCCTTGTTGAAGTCGGGTGGGAGTTAATATCTGTGGGGTTCGAATCGGGAAGCCAGCGCATTCTTGACTTGATGAAAAAAGGCACGACAGTAGAGCAAAACCTCGAAGCCGGAGAGATTATCCATAAGTTCGGGAGTAAAATTTATGGTAATTACATGATAGGTTTGCCCTGGGAAAAAAATGAAGACATGCAAGCGACTTGGGATATGTCAAAGGAAATCAACGCAGAGATGCCATCATGGGCTTTTTTTGCTCCATACCCTGGGAACGAATTAGGGGAGAAGTGCATCAGTGAGGGGTTGTCTATGCTTAACAAGAATACTTACGATAGGTGTCCTCATACGGTGAAGTGTAAGAATGTTGACTATGCTTTTATTGAGAAACTTATGGCAACGAGGAAGAATAAATAATGTTAATGACAGACGTAGAGTTTAATAAAAATAGCTTTAAAATGGATATAGATATTTTCACCTGTCTTGGCGACGGCCCTGGTTTAAGCCTTTTGGTAGATGATAAGTTTATCGATTGTAGAAATTGCAATGTCACTGGGGAGAGCTGTGGGGTTTTTGATGTAAATATGGAAGATCTTTTTATAGAATATTTACAAAAAGGAATTAACGACGATGGCGGGAAAAGCTCGATGAGCCTTGTTAAATTGTTAAGAAAATATGCTGATAAAATAGAAAGTGCAGCGAGGAAAAATAAATGAAAAATGGGGGCTGGGGTATCGCGATGGCCGGGAGGAAAAACAAATGATTGAAGTATTAGACCAAAAAGAAATGGATGATTTACGGCGTAGTTTAAACATGTTGCGTGACATGTATTATAATAAATGTAAGCATCAAAAAGAGCTGTCTAAATTCGATATGGATATGTTGGGGCTAATAAATCACTCTGTTTTTATTGTGGAGGACAAATAAATGATTTATATTTTAGGCCTTATACTTTTGGCGCAGGTGATATGGTTGGTTTCCATATTTCTACTCTTTTTACCGGATAGAATTGATAACAAAAGGAGGATTAAATCCCGTGATAAAGTTTTACGCTTGCGTAAAGAACATTATGCAAAACAGGGGTATTTTAAAAACAAAGCATGGGATATGTTATTGGAAGAAGAACCACAAATCCCAATATACACAAAAGAAAGATATGCTGCAATATTACAAACATTAAGAAGAAACGCAAGGATAAAATGAAACTTGAATACTAAGCATGAAATGGGAATATAAGATAAAGGAACATGACGATTCCATCCGTCCCGACACCAGAGAGACAATGTTAAATGATATGGGACATGAAGGGTGGGAGTTGATTAATGTGATGGAGTACGTGCATGAAAATGGTTTCGTAAATTACGAATTTTATTTTAAAAGGCGAATATAAAATGAAATCAATCCTAATATTAGGCGGCCCAAAGGGTTCTTGGGAAGACATTGGATGTTATAAAAATGGAACACGAGAATGGTCATGCCCCAAATGCGGGAACTTGAATATTCAAATAGGAGAAACAGCTTCAACCTTGGAGTGCCAAAATTGTGACATTACATTAAGGAGGGTGGATAGCTAATGAAATCAATCCTAATACTAGGCGGCGCAAAGTGCGTTTGGGAAGATGTCGGGTCACTTGGCCAATGGCCGAAAACAGTAGTCGTGGCAGCAGTTAACGACGTTGGGGCACAATGGCCAGGACCTCTAATTTTCTGGGCATCTCTTCATCCGCGGAAGTTTAAAAAATGGGAGAAAGCTCGTAGGCTTAACGGTTACCCACCTGGATACGAAAAGTGGAGCCACAAATACAACAAACCTATGACCGACAGGACTCTCCCTGATTGGGGCGGATCTTCTGGGCTGTTCGCTTGTAAAATTGCGTTATGTTTGGGATATGAGCAAATTGTCATTGCCGGGATTCCTATGGAAAAAGCGGAGGGACATTTTTTTAATTCGAAAGATTGGAACGATTGCGATAAGTACAGAAACAAGTGGAATAAGCGTTTAGACGAGATTAAACCGTTCGTTCGGTCGTGCTCTGGCTGGACTAATCGGTTGCTTGGGGGACCTGTAATTTAATATTAGGAGGAGACATGGGACCGGAAAAAATTAAACGGGATAAAATAGATACAGATACATGCGAGCATGACTGGGTATCAGCACAATATAGAAACATCCGAAGCGGATCGTTTTGCACTAAATGCTTTATGGTCGATCCTCGTTCACCTGAATTTATGAGGCGAAATTGCAAAGTAGATTAGTGTTCTGTTTAGAAAAAATTAAGGCCAGATCTCAAGTGAGCCTGGCCTTAAAATATATATATCAACTTTTCTTGATATATATATTGATTTTTCTTGATATATCGTGTTACAATGAATGTAAACTATTAAAAGGAGACATCGCAGATGGCGATCAAAACACAGTATGACAAAATAGAAGACGTACCGGATGGTCTGAAAGAGCATGCGGTTGAAGTCGATGGAAAGCAAGTTATAGAAATTACGGACATTGAAACGCATTATAAAGTGAACGCCCTCCGTAAAGCTTACAAAGGTGAGCAAGAAAAACGCAAAGAGCAAGGGCAATCGATAGCTGACTATAGAGCAAAGATTGACGCTATTCCAGAAGATTTTAACGGGGACCGATGGACTCAGCTAAAATTGATGGAAAACAACGCGGTCAATCCTGAAGAACAAAAAGCAAAGATCATAAAAGAGCTTGAGAACAATAGGGTTTCGGTAAAAGCAGACCTTGAAAAAAAGCATGAAATTGAAATAAACACGCATATAGAAAAATATGAAAAAATGAAAAAAAGTCTTGAAAAAACTTACGGTGAAGACAGACTTCGCAAAGGGCTTATCAATGCTGGGGTTGCTCCGGAGTTATTGGACGGAGCAATGGCAATCAACATTGGTTGTATCTCAGTAGAAAAAGAGGGGGACTCTTATATTGACATTGTCAAGACCGACATGGGAAACCTAACCGCTGAGGAATACGCATTACAATGGGTACAAAAAGACGAGGGCAAGCATTACGTTAAATCCGCATCGGGACCAGATTTAAAGCCTAAAGCTGGTGTTTTTGGTGTTGGCGGTGATAACCCATGGACGCCAGGTAGTGAGAACTTAACTCAACAAACTATACTTATGGGCACGGAAGAAGGCAGAAAAAAAGCAGCCAGGCTGAAAGCCGCCGCTGGTATTAAATAAAAAACCTGGTGTATGCGTGTAATTTAAGAAAAAAGCAGCACGCTTGAAAGCCGCTGCTGAATAAAATAAACATCACATCACATCACAGATTCCTCGAGTAGGGTCGAGGGCAAAATCCATCGACGATGATTTGCCTATTTTTAAACAAATCAAAATTGAAAGGATTTTACTCATGACTATTCTTACCACAGCATCCGGAGACCTCGAAATAGTACCGGAAATATTCCTCCCTTACATGCTCGAACAAACCGCTGCAAAATCAGCATTTTTCTCTTCAGGTGTAGTTCAGGCTATATCTGATTTGAACATTGCTCCAGATAAAGGCGGGCAAATCATCACTATGCCTTTCTGGCAAGATCTTGCCGGAGATGACCAGGTGCTTGACTCAAGCACTGACCTTAACGTTGCAAAATATACAACCGACACCGACCGAGCTGTACTACATGGCCGCGCGCTTTCCTACGGGGCAACAGACATTGCAGCAGCTCTTGCAGGAGATGATCCAATTAAAGCTTTGGCGAGTTTGGTGGGGGATAAATGGGCTCGAAGAATGCAAGAGATTTTGATCCAAACGCTTGGGGGATCAATGGCAGTAGCTACTGACAATCTGCTTGATATTTCCGCACTATCCGGGGCTGCTGCTGTTTTTGACGCGTCCAGCTACATCGATGCAAATCAATTGATGGGTGAAAACAAAGATAAGCTGGTTGCCATCGCGATGCATTCTGCAGTTGAAGCACTAATCAGAAAGACTGATATCATTGACACCGTTCCCGAATCAGATGGCAAGGCAGAGTATAATACATATCACGGAAAGAGAATCATCATCTCTGACAACATGCCTGTTTCAGCAGGTGTTTATACGACGTACCTGTTCGGACTTGGTGCAGTCGGATACGGTGAAGGAGAACCCAAAGTACAGTTTGAATACGAAAGAAACGCGCTTTTAAACGGTGGGCAAGAGTACTGGGTTAGTAGACGGCATTTTGTACTCCATCTCCGTGGCAACAAGTGGGACCCTGCATCCGGCGTAACAGCGGGAGATTTTCCGACAAATGCAGAAGTTGCAGATTCAGGGAATTATGAGCAGGCGTACGAATCACAAAATATTCGAGTAGTACAATTTAAACACAGAATCGCAGCCGCGTAAACCCGAAAGGTTTGGAGATGATGAGAAGAAAGTTAGGCTATGATCCAATAAGCCCGGCGGAACTACAGGAGAGGGACAGGGTCCGTCAAGTGTATTACGCCGAGCTTGAAAAGGAGAAGAATAAAGAACCGATAATCTCAGAGGAGTTAAAAAAAATGTTGGTAAACGCTAAAAAATACGAGGGGCAGGAAACCCAAGTAAAGAAAAAACCAACTAAAAAACTGAGACAAAGAAGGGTAAGGGTAAAATATGGCTCTAATCGTTGAAGACGGGACAGGATTAGCAACTGCAGATGCTTATATAAGTGTTGCCGGGTTTTTGGCATATCACGTAAAACTGAACAACGCCTCAGCAATATTACTAACTACTGCTGAGATAGAGGGCGCTATCCGTTACTCTACAGTTTGGATGGATGGCCGGTACGAGTGGCGAGGTGATATCGTTGAAGACGATCAAGCACTTAACATGCCGACTGAAAACGGTGAAGACGACCAGGGGCGCGACATTGAAGCTTTACCGCTTAGGGTAGCGAATGCGTGTGCGGAACTTTCGCTCATGCATACACAGAAGTCGTTGAATCCTATATTAGGTCCTCGAGTGGTTGAGCAAGTCGTTGATGATGCGGTTAGGCGTAGGTTTTCTGATAGAGGTGGCAATGAAGGAAACCGCTACCCGATCATAGACCAAATGCTGAAGGGGTTATATACTTCAGGCGGTTCACAATATATCGCGAGTATGGCGTCATGAGCTTTGCATCCGAAATGGCCGAGATGGCGAACGAACTACTTGAAGAATTCGGGGGACCTCGTGAGATGGTTCACATATCCGAGACGGATACTGGTACAGATTCAGCGCCTGGCACTCCAATCGAGACGGAGTATATAGTTAATGCAGTATCTATATTGAAATATCTGGACTCTGCGGAAACAGGGACGATGGTAGACGAACGTAGGAGACGGATAGTAATGTCAACTACTCTTGCGAACGGGTCAGCAGTAACAGTAGCTCCTGTAAAGAACGACAAGATGGAATTTGACGATTATAGGTGGACGATCGAAGCGGTTGGGGCTGTTAGCCCTGGCGGTGAAGTGATCGTTTACAAGCTTGACGTGAGGCGGTAATGGCAATTTCTTTTGCAAAGCAGATGGAATCATACCGAAAGAAATACGAAAAGCGGATGGTGTTGCTTCATAAAAAGGTTTCGACAGATTTGTTTCGAAAGCCTATCGAAATGACGCCGGTCAAGGAAGGCAGAGCAAAGGGCAACTGGACTCTCGGAATTAATAATATACCTACAGAAGAGATTGACGTTGTAGACAAAGATGGTTCTAAAACTATGACGAAAGTTATAGCAGGGCTTGAAAATTTAAAGCTCGGGGATACTTCTGTTCTCGCTAATTCGGTGCCATATATCGGTAAGCTTGAATATGGCGGATACAACGATGGGCCAAAAACATCAGGAGGGTTCTCAATCCAAGCGCCACAAGGCATGGTGAGGATCGCAATTGAAGAGTTCAGGCCGACACTGAATAAAGCAATAGTATTAGCAAAACGGGAGACTCCATGAGCTCATTAACTGACGATACTGCGGAGACATTGCTCATTGCTCATTTAAAAGAGTGCAGAGGTGATTATGAGGTTGCATGGCCGAATGTGAGATTTACTCCTGAAACTGGGACCGCTCATTACCGAACGTTTTTTATATATCCTGGAGTGGAACGGCTTACCCATGACAACACGACCCGGCATAGAGGTATTTTTCAGGTTGATGCGGTTGTCCCTTCCGGTACCGGGAATGTAACAGCACTAACCATGGCGAGAACCGTAGCAGCGTATTTCGATAACGAAAAAATAACGGGAAGTGGAGTAACTGTAGATATAATTAAACCTCCGAGCTTAGGCACGGGGATGACTGAACCAATCTGGTATTTTATACCGGTGAGTATTTACTACACAATCTTAAATTAAAGGAGACAGATTATGTCAACAAATGTACATACAGCAGCAGGTTCCGTGCTATCGATCGGCGGGACGGGGGTACTGGCAGACGAAGCGAGCTGGGTAGTAGTCGGTGAAGTTGTCGACTTTGGAGAGTTTGGAAAAATATTTAATCTTGTATCACACAACTCGGTTGGAGACCGTGCAACGTACAAATTCAAGGGTTCTTACAACAACGGATCTTTGGCAATGCAGTTAGGACAAGATCCTGCAGATGAAGGACAGGAAGATATCTTAGACGCGTTGGAAGAAGATGATGAGTACAATTTTAAAGTAGAACTTAATGATGCTGCAGCCGCATCGGGGTCAACGAATACTATTATGACTTTCAAGGGGTTGGTGATGTCGTATACTACTCAAGTTGGGTCAGTAGATAGTATCGTAGGTAGTGCTTGCACGATCGAAATCTCTGGTGATATTACTACTGTATACGCTGTACCTGCTTAATAAACGCCTGTCTGATTGACAGGAAAACTAAAAAAATAATCCTGAAAGGATAAATAAAAATGAATATCGATGATATTAAATTCTCAGAAGAATCCGAAATGCCTGTCCTACATCCAACGACCGGTGAACCCTTAGTTGACGAAAAAGGGCAGGCAGTTACGATTAGGCTTGCTGGAGTAGATTCGGATATATATAGAAAAGCGTCAAATAGAATAGCAAACAAGCGCTCGAAAAAAGGTGCTCGGTCTATGAAGCTAACAGCCGAATTGCTCGAAGCAGATACGAACGAATTGATATGTGCTTGCACGCGGTCTTGGACGAATTTGACTATAAACGATCAAGTACCAAAAACTCCGCAAGAGATATATGAAGGGTACAAATGGATTAGGCAGCAAGCAGAAGAGTGGATGAGCGATAGGGCAAATTATCTGGGAAACTAAGTGCAAGCCTGTTCGCATACGTCCGCCAGCAGGCTTGGCTTCACACAGTACCTGACCCTCCAAAAAAGGAAGCGGAGAAGACAAAGAAAGCAAAAAAAGCGCAAGAAAAAGAAGAGAATTTAACTCGTCAACAAAAATTAGAGCGGGAGTACGAAGATGCAGAGTGGGTTTATGAAATTACAGCCGAACCGATACTTCCTATTGAAATCAATCTTTGGCAGATGTCGCTCAACGGCGTTGAAGATGACGAAACTCACTTACCTTATCAGCTCGCGCATATTTGGACGTACCTGCTCGAAGTCGGACCGGTCAATAGTAACGGCATGGGCCCTGTACCTATTTCATACGATGAAATACAATCTTGGCTTGATATTTCCGGTGTCGAATTATCCCGTTGGGAAGTTGCAGTATTGCGGAAGTGCTCGTTTGCTTGGATGTCTGCGCAATATGAAGCGAAAAAGCCCGACGCTGTTGCACCTTGGGACGTTTACACTCCGCAATCGATGGCAGACCGTAGGGCACTTGTTGCAAAACGCTTTAAAATGCTTGGAAGAAGAGGGTTAAAAGAAGATGACGGTTGATATTGCTACATTAGGGCTTGAAATACGATCGGATGGGTTAGTTGTTGCCGGTAAGCGATTGCG